GGCGACCTCCCCGCATATTCGACCCTCCGCATGGCGGACTGGGAAGCACTTGGCCGCCTCATGTCCGTAAAAGCAGATAAGGTCGACTTGTGGGATGAAATCGTTGTTGACCTGAAGCTCGCGCAAACGAACTTCCTCGCGGATGGTGAAATCGTGATCGAAGCAATTGACGCATGGTTGAACAACTCGCTGTATTCTGCAACTTCAACCAACAACCTCAACCGCTGGGTAACCGCCCGGGAGATCTACACTGAAGCGCAAACGACACTCTTCAATGGCAATAAGCCGGACAGCGATTGGCCACGGAGCGTGAAGGCGTTTGGAAGAAGACTTACCAACATCAAGTCGATATTGGAGAGTAGATACGGTATGCAGAGCAAAATCTTACACGGTCAAACACAGTACATGTTTGAAAGGAAATAATATGAGAGGCAAGGAAGAATACCAAAAAAGCATATTGCAATCAATAGAAGTGTGGCTATTGAACCCCAGGAATGTTGGGCGATGGATCAAAGCACGAGACCTTTATCCAGAGTTGAAAAATATCTTCTACATCAACCATGGCCATGAATTTGGTGTCAACCAAAGATGGCCATATTCTGTGAAGTCGTTCAGCCTGCAACTCTTAATTATCAGCCCCGTTCTGGTGCAAAAATACGGAATGAAAACCAGAATTTATAACGGGTATAAAGAGTATATTTTCGTCCAGGTTCAATCAGTTAACAATGAGTAAACTGAAATTGTTAACAATTAGCACGAGGTATATTAGGTGGATTATAAACGGCTTTTCCAGAAAGTTTCAAAAGCCAATATTAAGGTGCTCTCTCGTTGACTGGGTGGATTATAGCAATTCCTGCAACCCATATCCTGCCCAAAGATTGACGATGTTAAAGAATTGTAGTGTATTTTTATACTTTTTCCAAATGGCACTTTATATCCACCTAATATACCTGAATGGAGCCTGCCATGAACAATGTTAAAACCCCCGGCACCCAGCTTGATCTTGTTTTTTGGTTTGTTTCCAGGGGGTTTTCAGTGATACCCTGTCACCTGGGGACGAAGATACCAAAGATCAAATGGGGGATCTACCAGAAGCAGCTTCCTACTGAGAGTGAACTCCTACGGTGGTTCAGGATACCGTCAAATGCTGCTGTTGTTACTGGCACCAATAACCTTGTGGTTATCGACTTCGACGATCTTACTGAGTACCTGAGGTGGTCTTTGTGGGCGGGGACGGAAGGATCACCAGCGGCAAAGCAAGTGTTGTTTGATAGCTATAAGGTCCGTACCGCGAGAGGTATCCACTTATATACTCGCTGCACAAACGATGTCAAAAACCTTCACTTTGGAAAAATCGATGTCAAAGGTCGCGGTGGGTTAGTAACTCTTCCTGGCTCCATTCACCCCAGTGGAGCTATCTATACCGAGTATCAAGTTGGGGAGTTTCCGATATGGTCGAAGTTGGAAGAGATTTTTCCGGAAGAAACGTTGAAACTCATGGAGAGAGTGGAAGTGCCGCGTCGTATGACCGTTGATCGCGACCTTACTGAGTATTCAACCGCTGAAGTCCTTGACATGGAAGTGAGCGTGAACGTGGAAGAGGTAAAACGATCGCATAGGATCGAGGATTACATCAACGATATTACCTTCACTGGCGATCATTGGGGCGTAGCAAAATGTCCATTTCACGGAGAAGACAGTCACCCTTCCATGTGGATTGATATCCAAAATCAATTGTGTGGATGCTTCACCTGTACTCCAATGCCAATGGACGTAATTAATCTCGTAGCGAGATTGAACAATTTAAGTAACAGTGATGCGATTAGATATTTAGGAGCGAAATGAACGACGAAATCAGACTGGTTGACATACTGAGAAGGAAGCCCAGAAAGGCGCGCAAGCTGACGTACCGGGTGATTAATGAAGAGACTTACGAGTATTTCACTGTTAGCGGACTGACGGTCGAGGGCTGTAAGGCGATCGCCGACCAGGAATGCGCGCGCCTGTGTTGGGACCAAAATAAAGTATTCTCCGAGGTAATTGATGAATAGTGATGCGGAGTGAGAATACATCTATGCCATTGACACGGCAAGAGACCGCTGACGAGTTGATAGCTACAAAGCTTGACAGACAATCGCTTGAGGCAATTCTGCAAGCGGTAAAAAGTGTCAGTGCGACAGGTTGGGGTGAGATTGTTTTGACGATCAAAAATGACCAGATTGACGAATGGAGTGCAAACGTAAGGGGAAAACCGGCGATTAATAGGAAGTAAGGGTATTGATTTTAGTAATTTTGTGCTATACTTAGGGCAATTGAACAGGGTATTTACCCTAACTCGTGAGGAGCAATAGCCCCGGGGTTGTAAGTCATTTTTGACTGCAGCTTCGGGTTTTTTGTTTAACCAACTATGGAGGTAGAAATGAATTTTGATCAAGTGATTAATGGTGTACCCCTGATTTTTGTTGTTATGGGGCTGGTGGAGTTAATCAAGGTGTTTGGTATTCAGGGCAAAGCACTCACCGCTACCAGTTTTGGGATTGGGCTTGTCATTGGGCTTTTGTATCAAATTAGCCTTGGTATGCCCACTGATTACACTGCATGGTTTGGCGCGGCATTGTTTGGACTGGCACTTGGGCTTGTTGCCAGTAAGGTCTATGATGCGATTGGAAGTGCGATGGTCAGGAAAGTAAATTTATATGAGTTCCCGGTTGAAGACGTTGACGACAATGAGGCCGCCGGATGACTGGGGGCGAGTTACTCCCAGCGACCGCCTGGGAACAGGCAGCAATCATTGGCATATTCATTGTGTTCTTTGTCTACGTTTTGACGTGGATGGCAAAGCGCAATGCCAGTGATCAGCAATTCCAGGCGTCAGAATCTGATAAATGGCAGAAATTCATCGGTGAGATTGACGACAAATGGCGGGCGTTTAACAAGGAACAGCGGATCGAGAATAACGATTCTTTGAAGTGTGTTGAAAACAGCCTGAAGGATTTGACGACCGTCACCCAGGGGTTGGTAAGCGAAGTAAAGGAAATGCGATCTGATACAAGCGTGTTTTTTGATAACTTTCACCAGCATGATGCACAAGCTCGAGAGATCCTGAATGAGGTCAAGAAACCCCGCACGAGCCGAGCGAAGAAAACAACCGGTGTTTCAGAATAACAACCACTGATGTTACTGAGGATCCAATGCTAACGCCCAAACAACGTTGTTTCGTCGAGCACTATCTAACCACCTGGAACGCAAAAGAAAGCGCGGAACTGGCTGGTTATGGCAGCCCGCAAAAGACCGGGTACCGGCAGCTTCACAACCCCGCGGTGCTCGAGGTTATCAATGAGCGGTTAGTTGAAATGGGCGTCAATGCCAATGAGATTGTTGCGCGGATGTCTCAGTATGTAAGAAATAATCCGGCAAGTTTTTTTATTTTTGCGGATGTACCAGAAAAAGATCTGGATGGAAAGATACTGAGAGACGATGACGGCAATCCAATCTTGCGCCGGCAAATGGTGGATATCGACTGGGGCACCTTCGAGCGGTATGGATACTTGGTGAAGAAGTTGTCATATGACCGTAAGGGTCGTCCGGTGTTTGAGTTTTACGACGCACAGCGGGCACTGGAAACACTCGGAAAATATGCAAAATTAGATACTGAGCTATCAAAAGCAGATGTTCAATCCGTTGAGGATCTATCGGCAATTGTTGACCTGATTAGAAATGCGAGTGATGATGGCGATGCTTGAACGCACAATTCCCTTTGCGCCACTGTCGAGAAAACACGCTGAGTATATTCATGGTGGTTTGGAATCCAGGATCAGTGTTGCAGAGGGTGCCATACGATCGGGAAAAACTTTGAATCACTGTATCATCGCAGCAGCAAGGCTTGAGATCTGCAGAGACAAGATCCACCTTGCCAGTGGGTCAACGATGGCAAATGCAAAGCTGAACATCGGCGTCTGTAATGGGTTTGGGCTTGAAGCATTGTTTCGAGGTCGTTGCCGTTGGGGTAAGTTCCGGGACAACGAAGCGTTGTACATTCAGACACAGACCGGGGAGAAGATCGTCATCTTTGCCGGCGGAGGAAAAGCGGACAGTTACAAACGGATCCTGGGTAACTCGTACGGCATTTGGATTGCTACTGAGATCAACGAACACTACGATTGCCCTGACAGCCGGACGAGTTTTATCAAAGTGGCCATGGGTCGACAGGCCGCGGCACTGGATCCCCTGATCCTTTGGGACCTGAACCCCTGTAATCCCAATCATTCGATCTACGCTGACTACATTGACTTATACCGAGAGCAAAAGCTACCAGGCTATCAGTACCAGCACTTCACTCTGGAAGACAATCTCAGCATTACTGAGGAGCGAAGGGACGAAATTAAAGCTCAGTATAATCCCGAGTCCGTTTGGTACAGACGTGATATTTTGGGCCAACGTGTAATTGCTGAGGGGTTGATATTCAGACAATTCGCAGACAACCCCGACAAGTGGATCGTGAAGAAAGCGCCAGAGGATCTGCAGTTTGTTACCTACGGATTGGACTTTGGTGAAAACCACTCGCACACGGTGTTTGTTGCCACTGGTATCCGGCGGGGTGGGCGCGGGGTTGTTGCCCTGATGGAACATAAGTTGAAAAGCAAGGGTGTGGATCCAAGTAGGATAGAGTCAGAATTCATTGACTTTGTAATCAAGGCAATGCAGAAATACCCCGGTCCCAGGCACACCTACGCATTTTGTGATCACCCGGAAACGATCATGAATGGGATTGCCAAAGCGCTAAATCAGAAACGATTGCCAGTACAAGCGGTCATGGCACAAAAAGAGGAAATTCGCACGCGGATCTACGCCCAGGAGAAGCTATTGAACCGCGAGCAGATGCAGATTATGGAAGAATGCCGGGGATTGATCTACTCGCTCAGTAATCAAGCCTGGGATCCGGCAAAACAAGAGGATACGCGTTTGGATAATGACCCGGACGTTGCTGATGTGGCTGATGCCTGGGAATACTCCTGGGAAGCCTTTATTGACGAAATAGGAGTACGATAATGGACCATAAAAAAACAGTAGAGGTTATCAACCAGCTGACAGGTAGAAGCGTTTCTGTCAGTGCGATGTACGAAAAGATCAACACCTGGCGGGATTGGCTGAATGGTGAAATTGACGGGTTCTATGAGTACACAATGAGCGTCGACCTGGTAAGCAACCGGACTGCGAAAATGAAACGTCATCGGACGGACATGTTCAAACGTGCCTGTGAGGATTGGGCATCGCTGTTGCTGAATGAGCTAACTGTGTTTGAGCTTGACGATAAAGCAAGCGGAGAATGGCTCCAGGGCGATGATGGCAATGGTGGCATACTGGGAGACAACGACTTCCGGAGAAACGCAAACGAGCTGATCATGGTATCCCGTTGGGCTGGGACCGCGGCATTGGAGGCGTACGTTGAAGGCGGAACGGTGGTTGCTGACAGTGGCCAACTACTGAGCGGCAAAGACATTGGTATCAATTATCTATCCGGCGATCAGATTATTCCCATTAGTCACCGCAATGGCATCATCAAAGAAGTGGCATTCGTCTCCGAGAAAAGTATCGGTGATGGGAAAAAGAACTACGATGTGAGTATGCATCTGATGGAAAACGAGTTGTATACGATCAGTTATTTCACGATTGACGAGGATGGTAAGGTAATTGGTGAACCTGTCGTTGTTCGCACTGGCAGTCCGATTCCGTGGTTCTCAGTAATCAGAAAAGCCGGCTACAACCGCTATGACCCGGCGGGTCCATTTGGGTGCGGCATTCTTGACGGCAACGAGGACATTCTCAAGGGTTTGGATACTGCCTTCGATAACTTCATTGTTGACTTTACATTGGGCCGCAAAATGGTATTCATGAACAGCACTTTGTTTACCCAGGATGATCAGGGGCGGTTCATTGCTCCCCAGATGATGGGGGATTCGCTGTTTATCAATGTGGGAGATCGGCTCAAGTCAGAAAAATCTCTGCTTGAGGAATACAACCCACAGTTACGGGTCCAAGAGAATGCGGACGGCGTCCAACGGATGTTGGATATTTTCTCGTTCAAGATCGGCCTTGGTAAGGGATTCTACAAACTCGATGAAGATGGGATGGTGAAGACTGCGACGGAATACACCGGCTCCAAACAAGGCTTAGTCCGCAATGTGGCCCGTGAAATGATCGGGATTGAAGCAGCTTTGAAACAGCTGATAGAAGCGGTGTTATGGATCGGTGAAAACATCCTGCATGTACCTGGTGTGTCCTTCGAAGAAGATGTGCGGGTAATCGCAGATGATTCCTACATCGTTGACGAATATACTGAGCGCAAAGTGTGGCAGGAAGAGGTCGCCCAGGGGTTGAGGTCGAAGGCTGAATACCGTAAACGTTTTATGGGTGAATCAGATGAAGAAGCTAAGCTTGCGATTGGTAATATTCGATCAGAATCACCAGTGCTAACTGACTTACTGAGCACGCAATTGGAGAACGAGGAGAATGCATGAAAGATAATGGCAAGGTATCAAAACAAAGTGTACCGCATAGTCGGATACAGAAAAATCAATTAATTTAGAACCATTCGGAGGAATAACTAATGGCAACTTACACAAAGTTTCAATGTTTCGTAGAAGACCTTGCAGAGAAGAAACACAATCTCGCAAGCGACACACTCAAGGTCGCGCTATCCAGTGCGGCAAATGCCCCATCCGCCTCGGCTGACGTGAAGCTGGCAGATTTTACCAGCATCGCGGCTCCGGCTGTGGACACCACAACCCTGACCGTTTCGAGTTCCGGTCAGACTTCCGGCACGTACAAGCTGGTTGTAGCAGACCTGACAATGACCGCAAGCGGCGCGGTTGGTCCGTTCCGTTATGTGACCGTCTACAACGACACCGCTACCGACGACCCGCTCATCTGCTTCTTCGACTACGGCTCGGAAGTCACGCTCGCATCGGGCGACACGTTCAAGCTCGACTTCGGCACAGAACTGTTTAGCCTGGCGTAATCGTGGCGAATATGAAACCGCCCTTGCGTTGGGCTTGGGCGGTAAAGGATACGAGGTGAGCGTATGACGGATATGATTGTTAGCGGGGCTGGAATAACGGCGGTCAATGGAACATATGTACAAGGGGACTTATGGGAAGAACGACCTTATTATGTTTTTGGTCAGTACAGGATTGTTTGGGATCCGTATGATTTCGTAGGGTGGATATTTATTGATTATGAAGATACATATTATATAAGTTACAATGATGTTGCAACACCCGACTTGTGCACAACATGGAGTACTCTCAATGGTACGCCCCCCGCTCCTACCGTCACCGCCGCGTCGTCCGGTCAAAACCTGACCCTCTCCTGCGCCGCTGGCTCGTACTCGCTGACTGGCACTAACGTCACGCTCACAGCAACTGTAAAGCAAAACCTGACGCTCGCTTGCAATGCTGGCTCATACTCGCTTACTGGCACGAATGCCGACCTCACGGTCACCCGACATTACACGCTAACCTGTGAGGCTGGAAGTTATGCGCTTACTGGCACTAACGCCGACTTGACGGTCAATCGGAATTATGTGCTCGCTTGTTCTGCAGGCTCGTACACACTAACCGGCTCGGATGTGGATTTTGTTCTGCAACGCAATTACTCGCTTGTTTGCGGTGCTGGTAGTTACAGCCTGACTGGTACGGACACGACATTCGAGGTCAAGCGAAATTACACGCTTGCTTGCGCTTCCGGCGCTTACACCCTCACAGGTTCAAGTGTAAGTTTCGTAATTCAACGCAACTACTCGCTCGCTTGTGAGACTGGCTCGTACTCGCTCACAGGCACGGATTGTACGCTTACCGCGCAATTCCATTACAGTCTGACTTGCGGGGCTGGTTCGTACACCTACACCGGCACGGACATATCGTTTGGCAATACGAAATCCTATACGCTCGTTTGCGCTTCCGGTTCGTACTCCCTTACCGGCTCGGACATAAGTTTTGCAATTCAACGAAATTACACCTTCGTTTGCGAGGCTGGCAGTTACGTTCTAACTGGAACGGACATTACATTCGGCGGTAACAGAAGTTACACGCTCTCGCTCGAAGCAGGTAGTTACGCGCTAACCGGAACAAACGCAGGCTTGACTTCTGCTCGCACAATGGCACTCGAAGCAGGTTCATACACCCTGACCGGTACAAACGCCGACTTCTACCGCGCGTTGGTTATGGCTTGTGAGGCTGGCTCTTATGCTCTCACTGGCTCGGATGCAAGCCTGACTTCGCACCGCATATTCGCTCTCGGAGTGGGGAGTTATGTGCTGGTTGGCACTGCTTGCGGATTGTTCATTCTTACGCCAACACCGGCTTGCAGAACCGCGACAATCGAATTTGAGAACAGAACATTTGCAATTCCGCATGAGAATAGAACCGCGACAATCGAATTTTAGAACAGAACATTGGAGGTCAAATGTCACTGACATTACAAAACCCACTGAAAGACCCTTCCGCAGTATTAGATTATGCGTTCGACTGGAAACCGCTGACACACGGCGAGCCTGGCGCAACAAGCGATTGGCTGGCAACTGGCGAAACAATCGCGGTTGATTCAGAGACAGGTGAAAAGCTAATCACTATCACAGCCGACACAGGCATCACCGTTGACAGTTCAACCGAAGATGCAGGCAAAGTGACCGTTTGGCTCTCAGGCGGTACGGCTGGTATCAATTACAAAGTGGCGTGCAAGATTACCACAAGCGCAGGCAGAACCGATGAGCGCACAATCTGGATCAAGGTTGTGGATAGATGACAGAAACAAGATTGGTAGCGTAGGCAAATGTTTTCTCTTTATCACCTCGACGATCTCGCAAAGGAAGCCTCCAAGGGTATCGCCCGGCTGAATTCCGATATTCTCCGGGCACTCGGTAAAAGGGTCGCACTGGCACAAAGCGGCGGATTTGACCG